GATGATACGTGTGCTTTGACACAAATGGAAATGGTCGTTACAGGGAACAGTAAAGAGGAAACATTCTTTGGGCGTGTAATGGGACCTATATATAAAATGGACGACACCGAGGCAAACAATTTCTTAAAATCTATTTTCTTTTTTCTTTGGTTACTTGTTCAGTATAGACTCAATAGAATTGATTTGGAACCTCTTCACGAACTTCGAAAACGGTTTGTTAAATAATGTTGGTATATATAAAATGAAGATCAAAAACAAAACACAACAAAAATTATTATTTATTGCGTTAATGGTACTCATTACTGTAATTGTATATCAATTACGTAACCCTATTGTCGTTAAAAAAAGAGTTGGTGTACCAGTGGGTGTCCCAGTCGAAGTTCCAGTACAAATACCAGTTGAACGGGAGTTTAGAAACCCACCAATTAAAGAGTATAAACCTGGGTACGTCCAACAAATGGGTGTTCTTGTAGGATCGGATGAAGAAACGTTACCCTTATACGGTAAAGAAGTCAGAGGGCGTCGTGATCAATATCATTATTACACGACAACACCAGGTGATCAAGTGTATCCACTCCCGGTAACTATTGATAATCGTGATTGTATGGACGATATGGGATGTAGAGAACTTTACGGAAATGAAGCTGTTTCAGTTTTGGGACAAACGGGTTCATTTCAGGCGAAAATGTATAGAACTGATAATTTTTTCTAATGTAATGTAATAGTGGATATAAACTAAAAATGTTACACCTTTTATTTAAAATGGATAAACTTGCTATGCTTGCTTCACTCATAGTCATATGTGTTTCTCAAGCTACAAGATGGGGTATATGTGGTAAATGGATTCCCAATATTAAGAAAATAAAAGAAAATGAGAAATGTAAAAAAGCTACTATATCAGATACCATTATTACAACTGTATGTTGTTTATGTTGTTATTTTGTTGCACCAAAACTTGCACCAGGCGCATTGGCCGGTGCAGCAGTAGGAATGGCTGCTGATAGTGCAATGAACTACGTTCCTATGCCTAACTATTAACTAATTTCTTGGTTAATATAAATGAAGATAGATTTGTTAAAAAATGAAGCAAAGCGTCTTGGTCTTCGCGTAACTAAAAAAATTAAAGGGAAACGTTTCCCTCTGAGTGAAAAGGAACTTAAAATGAAAATTCAAAGACGGCGATCACCATCTTTGGAAATTCAGGTTCGTGAATCTAAAAAGCTTTTACGAACGTGTAAATCTCTTTTACGAACAGTTGAACCAAATGTTCCACGGGTTCGTCGAGTTTCACAACCAGTACCACGTGTACCACTAGTACCACGTGCTCCACCTGTTCCACAAGCACCACCAGTACCAACTAAACGCGACCCACGCGCAAATTTAATGACCGCTTTAAAAGCAAACCTTAAACGTCGTGGTCTTAGAGAAAAGATAAATCAAACTTCTTAGATATAATCTTTTTCGCACCTTCAAATTCTGGATGACTCCATAAAAGCCATCTTGACCAAAATCCCGCGGTAAAAAAACCTGTTTTCGTCCAGTTTTCTTTATCACTTCGAGTTACATCAAGCATATTTTTATGAATCAGTTTAGGATCGGTTTGTTTTTGTACCATACGAGGAACAATCCCACCGTGTCGCGTTACGTATGAACGCATACGCAAAGGGTTTTTGTGTATCGTATAGTCTGAGTACCCCCTTGCCCCAAAATCAACTATTTCCCCATTTTCAAAAGTAACTCTAAACTTTTTATCAATACGTGGACTTTTTTTTAAACGAACACGCATATATAATTACTGAATATATTTTTCACCACGTTTTTTGCGTCTATATAACACAATTCCAAGTGTGAGGGATATTAACCAAGCTTGAAATTGTGATATACCATACGGTTCTTCGACCATAAACATTTATAGTATATGTTTATTGTTTATTTTCTAATTTAGCGAGTTTGTAGTGGTGATACATATGTATTAAACTTATAATCAAAGAAACGAGAACAACTGGGTTATATCTTGCCTTCTTGTTAAGAACGACTAATACAACTGACGAAAGAGCAATAAAGGCTGGTAAACTAAATAATCCAATTTGAACATTGGTCAAACCAAGGAATCGCTTTTCTAATGTGTTAACTTCTGGTGTTTGTGCTGGTGCGTATTTTTCAAGTTTATATCCTGGCATTTATTATATATACACAAAAAAAATGTGGTTTCTTATGATACCACTTATACTGTTACTAAAAGATTATTGTAAAAACCCTATAGATAGACTCTATTTTCAGAGACCTTTACGACCTTTGGTAGGTATACGAAACTCACTCGTAGACTTATTTTTTTATAAACTGTATTACTCAGTCGACGATTTTACAGGACTTTGGAGGGTACAGAAACACTTTTTCGATATAAAAACCGAATATGATACTTTATATAAAAATAAACAAAAGTATTATTTCCATGATATTGATTCATGGTTTGAATATAATCAAAATTATTATTACTATAAAATACACGATTTTCCAAAGTTATACGCATTTTTAAAAACTATACCGTGTGTTGACCGTGCCATGATTGCAGTCATGGAAGGACCAATGTCTATACCAGCACACCGTGCCGAAAGCAATTTACAGTTACGGTACCATTTAACACTCGAAGGAACAAGTAATCTTACCACGGAGTTTGATATTCATCAACATAAATCCGGTGAAGATGTTCTTTTTGATCACGCACGGTACCATAGTGTTGATAAAACTGATGAACAAACGCGTGTTGTTCTTATTTTAGATATTAATCGATTCTAAGTTAAATGTGTTTTATAAATTTCCATGTATAAAATAATTCTATCTTTATCCGATTGATTTTCTGCCCAATGTTTTTTACGAGCATTCATAATTATATGTTTACCATCTTCTTCTGTAACTTCACCTAGATCTATATGATGAAGTATACAGTTTTCTGGGCATTTAATACCTAAATGATATGTAAATATATAATCATCACCTACATAATCAACATGTTCGTTAAGTTTTACACCTCCTTTCATTAATGAAAATCCCGCTACATGTATACCCTCGATCGAAGATAAGAGTTTTGTTGTTTCTGGACATAAATTACAATTACTCGTAATGAAATTACCACCCCATATGAGTGGCCAACTTACCCATGATTCCTGAACATGATCTTGCCCACCTTTCAACCATCCACATTTACCGTCTGTGTATAACATCATAACCTGTTTTAGATATTCGGAACCAACCCATTCACCTTCTTTACGAGGATCGTCTCGTATGAAAGTTTCTGGTAGTAAATTTACTTCCTTTTGTAAAATATGAACGTAATTTTTTAATTCTTTTAAATGCATTGTTCCTTATAAATGTTTTCGACACACCGCTTTATACATATCGTGATCACCAACAAGTTCGAGTTCATCATTTTGTACGATACGTTTTGTAAAGGGTCCATGTGTTCCATCCATACACACCATACACATCGCCGATATCTTAAACACTTTATCGGCGAGGGGTACACAGTCTATGAGTTCACCAAACTTTCTCTGTTTATAATCACCATCGAGACCCGCGAGTAAAATCGTTTTACCTGAATCGAGAACCTTTTCAACAAACTTTTTAAGACCCGTAAAAAACTGAGCTTCATCCATAGCTATAACGTCTGCATTTGAAAAATCAACTTCATCGAGATTATTTGTTTTTATACAATCGAAACGAATATTATCATGGGTACGTAAAACGTCTTCGGAAGCGCGTGTATCCTTTTTAGAGTTTATAACGAGAATACGTTTACCTATAACTTTGTACCGCTTTAAACGCCTGATAAGTTCGGACGTTTTTCCTGAAAACATGTTACCCATAATAATCTTAAGACTCATTTCTAATTATACGTTACAATATTTTAAATGGTTTTAAAGAAACGACTCTTACATTAATAAAAAATATGGAAACACTTAGAATTAAACGATTAACTCTCGAAGCAACTTTACCGACACGCGCATCGCCTGGATCGGTCGGGTACGATTTGTATAGCATGGAAAACATGACGATCAACGCATGTGAACGTGGTATTGTAAGTACGGGTATTTGTGCAACGATCCCACACGGTGTGTATGGTCGTATTGCACCGAGATCTGGTTTAAGTGTAAAACACGGTATTCAAACGGGTGCCGGTGTTATTGATCCGGATTATACGGGTGAATTGAAGGTTATCTTGTTTAATCACGGGAGTGAACCGTTCGAAATTAAACAAGGCGATAGAATCGCCCAACTCATTTTGGAAAAGTGTGAAACACCACTTATTGAGGAAGTTGATGAATTAAAAGAAACAAAACGTGGTGAACGAGGTTTTGGATCTTCGGGTAAGAATTAAATTAAAATTTAGTTACCAAATGCGATACCACCCATACCATTCTTAATCCTGAGAATGTTATAGTTGACCGCATACGCACGAATAATAAAAATGTTAGAAACGCTTCCAGGATTAATATTTATCTTCGCGTTATCGATTCTCGAAAAGTTCAATGTACCCGTTGGTTGAGACTTGTTCAGTGTAAGACAGAATGGCCATGTATATATTTGTTCCGTATCGACCGTGGTGTTAAGAACCGAACAGTGTCTCGATGGAACAACGTTTCTGTGGTATTCGTGTGTCATATTTTCAAAGAGTGGAACACCGTTAATAAACATAGACGCGTCTGTGAACTTGTAATTTGAAAAATCCAGGTTTATTTTAGCCGCAGCTATATGTACGGCTTTTACTGGATGATTAAAGTATGTCAAATCAATTGACGTATCTCCTACAGACATTGGTTGGTGTTGTGTTTGTGTAATGAGAATTTCGTGTTCACCGTTTGCAAAGAATTCACGTTCGTCTGTGTCAACAAACACGTACGAACCGTATACCTTTGGCGAAGAACCTAAACTAAATGTACCATCTCTACATTTAATTCTAATTTCAACTTGGTGGTATTGAAGACCGACAAGTGGTAAAGATTTCGTCCAATCTTCACTGAAAAAGAATGGGATTATATAACTACCGGGCGAAGCATTATCACCACCGTCTTGAGTTGTCATGGCACAAGTCGCTTTCGCCGAAGATTCGTTATATAACGTATTGTGTACGGTATTAATGAAAAGTGTATCCAGTTTTGTAACTTCTTGACCACCAATCCACAAAGAGAATTCAGTTGGCGAAGTTTCATTTGATGACCCATTCGCGGATTTAAAAATTGAGGCATTGTCATCACGACTATTAATATTGGCATTTTCAATCCACACGTAACTCAAGAGATCACCTTTAGATTTGATAGGAATGGAAACTTCGTTTCCCGATTCAAACGTCCCGATATAATCCATACGTTCTGGTTTTAT